TAATAATGTTTCCGTGTCCAATGGTCTGGTTTCCTTAGACATTACAGGAAATGCTACGGTGTTTGCTGGTGATGTGATTGTTATTTACGAGACAACCATTCCAGAATTTACGGCAATTGTTGGCAAACAGTTCCAAGTCACATCTGCTACTGCGACTAACATTCAGTTTTATGCCCCAATCGCTAACATAACAGCAAGTGGCAGCACTGGACAGGTTGAGTTTGGCGGCAGGTTCACGGAAGGCGGTGGGTTCATGCATCAACCCGGAGCACCTTGGGGTACTTACTTCCAACGCAGACTATTTGTTCCATTCTACTACGACCAGTCTGGTTCTTACAGCGCACCAGTCTACACTAGCAGGAAGATTTCCGACGAGATCGCAGTTTCTGACCTACTGGACACCACGACCTTCGACCAAATCGAGAATCAATTCCGTATTACTGGAGGTACTGCCGACTATGTGGTGGCAATGCACGGTTTCTACGACGATTCATTGGTGGTATTGAATCGTAATAGCATCCACCTTGTGGCACAGACCCAAGGAAGCCTATCTGATACCGTAGTTAAGGAGCTTACTGGTGAGGTTGGGTGCTTGGCTCGCAAGTCTGTGGTCATGCAGGCTAACAATATGCTATTCTTGGCCGACGAGGGCATTTACGGGCTTACCTTCGGCAATGATTACAACCTTCGTGGCACGGAGGAACCGCTCTCCAAGAACATTCAGCCGTATATCGACCGCATTAACAAGAATCTTGCTGGTGAATCGGTAGCAGTTTACTTTAACAACCGTTATTATATTGCAGTCCCATTGGATTCTGTAGCTGGAGGTGGTGATGCGCGTGGTAATAACGCAGTCCTGATCTACAATTTCTTAAATAAAGGCTGGGAGTCGCTAGACACCTACGGGGATTCTAGGTTTTTGATCAAGAACTTTATCACGGCAAGTGCTGGGGTGCGTAATAATCTATATGCAGTTAGCGCAAATGGTGGATTGCATCAGATTGACGCTGCTGACTCTTCCGTAGACCGCTTGAGCGTTACGAATGAAGATACTGGCGTAGTTACCCCAACGATCAACTCGTATGTGACTAGCCGTGGGTACGACTTCAAGACACTTGAGCGCAAGAGGTTTACAGATGCACAGGTTCAAATGCAAAACTTGGCCGGAGAAACTGGCGAGTATGACATTGCGTTTGCTACTGAAGACCCAGACTCTGCTGAAAGCATTGGAACTACCACCACATTTCTTGGTGGGCAGATTCTTTCACCTAGCACCTCTGGTGAAGCTGAAACCGCAAGCATCCGATGCAGGATCGGTGGGCAGCGTGGTTATACTGGGACTATCACATTGACAAGAACTATCGGTTCACCTAAGATCCACTCTATTCAGGTGGCGGGTTCTATCACTAACAGACAAATTCTATCACAAAAATAATATGGGCGTTGTAAATACAACCTACACATTCTCTGGGACTGACACAATTACCAGTGCCAAGCTGAATAACATCATTGATGATACGACATTTACCAGTGATGCAATCCAAGGAACTACCTTGCAGGTTGTGTCTCCGGGTAAACTTGCCGTGTCTGCTGGTGGGATTACCTCTAATGAGCTTGCTTCTGGCGCAGTCACCCAAGCGAAGATTGCGTCAAATGTAGCTGGGAATGGGCCTCTTGTTGTTGCGTTTAGTTCTGTCACTACCTCTGTGCCAACTGGTGCAACGCCAACAAAAATTATATTAGGAACTGAAGTATACGACACAAATAATAATTTTGCCAATTCAAGATTTACACCAACAGTTGCCGGATACTATCAAATAAGTGGATTTGTTAATACTACTGCGGCTTCTCTAACTGCTTATATTTCAAAAAATGGATCAAATATAGCAGGAAATGTAGTAGCTGGTACAACCTATCAAGCAACTGTATCAACAGTTTTATTTTTGAATGGATCGACTGATTACATTGAATTACTCGCAGCTCATGCTCAAGGAACAACTGTTTCCGTAAATGGAGATTTAAGAGCATTTTTAATTCGCTCCGCATAATAATGTGACCCCACTAGAATCAACGATAGCACTTTATGAAGAAAATGATATTGATTTCCAACAACTTCTCACATGGCACTTATGTCATGGCATTGTTGTTTGTGATCACGATTCTTTTTCCATGTGCTATTTCTCTGATTCTGAGTCACCAGAAACACCCTGCTTGTTTGAACACTCTGACACATTGTTTGTCACAATCTGCACGGGGAACATGCGGCGATTACTATCAGAGTTCTATGGTCAATTTAAATATGTCGCATTCAGCCGAGACTTCAAAAACTCACCAAGGATAAGGGTCTGGGATTACAAGAAAACATTTAACAGAGTAAAATAATATGGGATCTTTATTTAAAGGCAAAGCAGGAAAAGTTCCAGCACCTACTGACATTTGGTCGCCAAAAGTTGGGAAAAAGGGGAAACAAAAAGGAAAGGTGATTGGCCCTAGTGTAGCACAGCAACAACTTTCTGGTGTTACTGGGTACTATGGACAAGCACTTCCAGCATTCCTTGGTATGGAGGCGCAGTATGCTCCACAATTTATCGAGCAAGCATTCAGAACTGGCGAGCAAGCATATGGTGGTCTAGCAGCACTTCAGCGCAGGGCGGGTGAAGAAGCGGCGCAGCAAATGGCAAACCTTCGCTCTCAAGAACTTGGTTCCATGACTGGTCAAGCGGGACAAACCCGTGGCTTGATGGAAGCACTATCCCCAGAACAGGCTCGCTCCATTGAGCTTCAACGCCAATACGCAGAACGCGCACAGGGTCTTGAGTCCGAGTTTCAAGGACAAGCCGCCCCATACACGGGGATGTTTGGCACGATGGCGCAGGAAGCATTCGCTCGTCGCGGGACACTTTCCCCAGAGGAGCAACGCGCAGCACAACAACGCGCACGGGAGTCCGCAGCAGCCGCAGGACGAATTGGTGGCAATGCCGCAATCTCCGCCGAGATGCTTAATCGTGAGGCGGCGCAAGCAGCTAGACGAGCAGAGGCAGCACAATCTGCTGGATTGGCTTACTCCAACATTGCTGATGTAGGTGCGCGTAGGCAAGCCCTTCGTGGTGAGGCTAGTGGCGCAACTGGAGAATTGTTTAACCGGGCTGGATCGTTCTATACCGCTCCGGGACTTGAACTGCTTACCCGCACTCCAGCTTCTTATGGTGCTGGAACATCCATGGCAACCTCTGGACTTAGCCTTGGCCGCGAACTTGGGCCACAGCTTGACTACAACCTCCCAATGAGTCTAGCCCGTGAGCGTGCTGGTGCATTGGATCAAGCAAGCCTAGCTCAGTATGAAGCTAATCAAAAAGCTAGAGCAGAAAGGGGCAAGATGATTGGAAGCCTTGCTGGACTTGCAGCTATCCCATTCACGGGTGGTCTTTCCGCTGGGCTTGGACTTACTGGTCTAGCAGGTGGAGCCGCAGGAGCAACTGGTCTTAGCGGTCTTGGACTATCCGCTGGAATGGGACTAGCAAATATGTTCGGTGGAATCCCACGCGCAACTCCAGTCTAATAAAATTATGGCACTCGTAGCAGGACAAATACCCGTATCTGGATATAGGACTCCAGACTATTCTGGAGCAGCAGCGGCAGCAGGAGCAGCCCAAGCGGCCCCATATCAGATGATCTCTGATCTAACTGGACAGGTTAAGGACTACTTCAAGCAGCAGGGGGAGGCCAAGAAGTCCGCGCAGTACGGAATCAAGATTGCAGAAGCCGCGAAGATCATGGACCCAATGCAGGCTCCATACTACGATCAACTCATCAACTCCATGAAGGACGAGGACACGCCAGTTTCCGTCCGTGGCGCGTTGGGTGCTAGCATCCAAGACATCCTCAAGCAGAACATCAGCAGCCGTGCCGTGGCGGTGCAGGAGGCGCAAATGAATATGCGTCCTGCGTATTTTGGTGGTGGGAGGCAGGTGGCTACTAGGCCGACTTATGGGGTAAATCGCGGAGTTGATGTGTCACAAGTTGATGCGGCGTTGGATATGCAACCAAACCAAGGCATGATTCCCCCGGAACCTGATGCAACAGTGGTGCAAGGATCTCCACCCGGAGCAAGCGTAAA